GCGGTCTACGGTGGGTGGGACATTCCCGATAACGCTAGGAAGGATGCTCCCGCGTTCTTGGTCGACCTAGCGAATGACCCCAGCGCCAACACGCGTAACCGGATCCGCGCTATCGAAGTGCTCGCGGCGCTGTCGCGGGACCGCGTGGACGCCACCGTCCAACTCGACCGCATCTATCGCCTTGACGACGGCACGGCCACCGACCGCGTGGAAGTTGTGTCCGATATGCCCGATAGCGCGTTGGAGGCTGTCGCGCGGTCCATCGTGTCCTCGCCGCATCCGGCGCTCCCATCGCCGGAGTGTGTCAATCCGATAACCCTGCCCAAGTTGGACGCGTGACGGACCCGGATAACGGCGCGCTATCGGACACGCTGCCCGTCGTGGCCGCCGATGCGCCCGCGGCGATCCCGGCGCTCACGCCAGCCGCGGCCGTCGCCGCAGCGCGCGATAACCCAGCCGCATTCGTTGCGCTCATGCTGGGCAAGGCGGTTTCCCCGCTACAGCGCGAACTTATCGCGCATGCTCTCGCGCATCACTCGTGGTACGGAGAGATTCCCCGCGGACACGCGAAGACGTCAACGCTTACTTACCTATGCGCATGGTGGCTAGGCAAACGTCCGGGAACGCGAATCAAGTTGGTCGGAAGCAACGATGACGCAGCCGCGGCCACGTCGCGGTTTCTTCGCGATGTCATCCGTTCTCCGCTATATCGCGCGATATTTCCGCATGTCACGCTGAAATCTGGCGAAGATACGATCATGGCATGGTCGGTAACTGCGCCGGGCATGGTGGCGCGCCGCGATCCGTCCGTGCAGGCGTCCGGTATCTTTGGGCGTACTGGTGGCCGTGCGGACGTGTTATGGGCCGACGATATCTGCGATTTGCGTAACGCTGTGCTGCAGCCAGCCTTACGCGAGCAAGTGAAGGAAGCCTTGGCCAATATTTGGTTTCCGATGCTGGATCCGTCGGCATCGCATCCGGGGCGAATCTGGCGCACGGCGACGCCGTTCCACACGGATGACGTGACGGCGGATTGGCGCAGGGAATGCGCGGCGCGTGGGACGTTGCTACGCCGTCCGTGTTACGGCACGGTATCCCCTTGGCCGGACGTGTTCACGCCTGAACTGTTGGAGCGTAATCGGCGCGAGATGGGAGCGATGGCGTATGCCCGCGCGTATGAACTTGTGCCGCTGTCTTCGGACCTGCTGGTGTTCCGTGCGGAGTGGCTGAAGTACCATCGCGGGGAACACTTGGGTACGCGGACGATTGCGGCGATGGACTGGGGCTATGGTCGCAAGCGTCAGGAGCGTGATGACCCGGACTACAGCGTGTGCATCGTGGGGGAAGTGGATTCGAATCGGAATCTGTACTTGACGGACATCCTACGGGTGCGTGAGTCTTTCCCGGAGTTTGCAAGGCTTGCGCGGGAACTGATTGAGCGTCGCGGGTGCGTGATGGCGATGGCGGAAGCGAACGGGCCGCAGAAGGGTGTCTTCGATCAATTCCGATCATCCTGTCGCATTCCGGTGGTTCCGGTGGAGCGTGGGGCGGACAAGCACTTGCGCGCCGCGGGTGCGCAGCCGTTTGTTGAGCAGGGCAAGTTGCATTTCCCTTCGGGTGCGGATGGGCAGGTGTCGCGCGAATTCCGTCCGGTGGTGGACGAGATGTTGGCGTTCCCTGCGGGCAACCACGATGACACGGTGGACGTGGTGGTTGATTTGTGCAATGCGGCAACGAATGGATTGTTTGTCGCGCGTGGTGGAGCGATGACGGTGAAGACAACGCCGACACGGTTCTACGATTTGCGTCCGGTGAAGCGCAAGTTTTACGATTGAGTCATTAGACTATGGCCGTGGAACAGCCGACCAACAACCCGCGAAACATTGCGCACCCTACGACGGGTGCGGGAACGCCGCCGAAGCGTAGGCCGCGTGCGCCGCTGCCTGCGCCTATTGAGCGTGGGCCGACCGCGCCGCTGGCGCTTCCGGTGGAAGTGCAGCGGACGTATTTCCGGACTGCTTCGCTCATGCTGCGCAACAGCAGCATGGCGTATCGGCTTGATCCGACGTATCAGGCGATGATGCGTTATGACGCGGACGTGGAGGGCGTCTTGCGTGCGCTGCTTGTGACGCTGGGTGGCGTTGAATGGGCGGTGGTGTCGGATGACGAAAACAATCCGCGCGTTGTTGAATTCGCCAATCGGATTACGGACATTGTGAACGCTATCCCGCGCCGCAGCGACATGTTCCGTGCGCTGCATGAGGCGGTGTGGTACGGCGTGAGCGCGGTGAACGTGGTGTACGAACGCGATGCGCTTCTGGGGATTCGGGTGAAGGAATGGGTTCCGTTCGCGGCGGATACGCTGGCGTTCGACCAGCGCGGCAATCTGGCCATGCGTGTGGGTAGCGCGTATATCAACGAAGCGAGCGTGACGGATCTTGGGTTTGATTCGCTTGTTCACCTGTTCAACGAGAACGAGCGGCGCTCGGTGATTCTGCATCGCGTGTTCACGACGGCGCCGAACTTCATTGATCCGAACACGTCGGATCAGGTGTATCGCGGCGTTGGCGCGCGTGATGTGTGCTGGTATCTCTGGCTTCTGAAGCAGGAAATCCTTCAGAACGCCGCGGCATACGCGGAGCGATACGCGCTCGGCATTCGCGTCGGGTACTACCCGTCCGGAAATGATGCGGCGAAGAGCGAGATGCAGACGGTGCTGCAGAATCTCGTCAACGACAATTCGGTGGTACTCCCGCGTATTGGACCGAACGAGTCGATGTACGACATCGACATCAAGGATGCGAACAGCGGCAAGTCTGCCATCTTCATGGAAATGATTGATTGGTGCGGCGAGAAGATTAAGGAATCCATCCTTGGTCAATCGCTGTCAAGCGAAGCAAATACAACGGGTATGGGTTCGAAGGTTGCCGAACTGCATCAAGACACGCTGTCGCGCATCATTCGGTATCACGCGGATTGCCTTTCTGAAAGCGTCACAACCGACTTTGTGCGTGTGATTGCGGTCATGCTGGGCGCCACGGAAGAGGAAGCGCGTCAGATTCAATTCACCTTTGCGCCGGAGCGCCCAAACACGAAGGAGCGCATGGAGGCGGTGCAGACGTTCGTGAATCTGGGCGGTCGCGTGTCGGAGCAGGAAGTGCGTGACCTGCTTGGTCTTGCGCAGCCTGCCGATGGCGAAGCGGTGCTTGGTCGCGGCGGAGAAATGAACGTGCAGGAGAACCCGCTGGAATCGGTGCTTGGGAAGGACGATTCGCGCGAGGGGGTTCCGCCGGAGGAGTCGCAGCCGAAGACGGTTTCGATGCGCCGCAGGAAGAGGAAGGCGGATAGCGAGGACGAATGACGAAATCCTCGCTGGACAAGCATTTGCGGAATGTGCTGCGCGACGGGCAGCAGGCGTATCGAAAGGCGCTTGCTGCGGAAATTCGCGGCGAGGATTCGAATTCGCATTGGGATATCTTTCATCAAGCGTTGGCGGCGCTGCTGCTCTCGTCGTATCTCTTTGGCGCAAAGCAAGTTGTGTCTGGTTCTGGGATGACGGATGGCGCCATTCGGAACATTGCGGGAGAGCGCGAGGAATTTGCCTTGAATACGGGCGTGGTGCTGCGGGGCTTTGCGGCGGATTACCTGCGCCCGATTGCAAATTGGTTTCGCAATCGCGTCCCGATTACGCGATATGAATTTGATTCGTTGATGGAAGCGTGTCGATTGAGTGCGGGGGATGTCACACAACATGAACGAATGCATGCTCTGCAGGACATGCTGGAGCGAACGCCGGAATTGCGGGAACTGCTGCGTGGCGCGGTGCGGTACAAGACGGGCGGGAAGGGCGTCATGCGCGATACGTTCTACGTCACGGGAATGACGGCGCAGCAGACGAAGCAGACGCAGGAATTGATTGCGCGCGTCATTGAGGAGCGTCCCGGTAAGTCCGTGGTGGGCAAGTGGATACGGAAGATGAATCTCGGTGACTTCGTGACCACGACGAAGGCGGTCACGGGGACGCATCTCACGACGGCGCGACTGGAAACGGTGTTGCGAACGAACACGAATCGGGCATCGACGTAAGGGCTTGCGGAGACGCTGCGGGATCCCAAGGTGCAGGCATTCGTGCCGTTGGTCGAATACAGCGCAATCAGGGACAACCGGACTCGCCCGACGCATGCGGCGTTTCACGGCTACATCGGGACCATGGACATGTTTGACCGCCAGCAATGCGCCCCCCCTTGTGGATTTAATTGCCGATGCAGTCTGATCCCTGTTCCTGCTGCGCGGGCGGTCGAACGCGGATGGACGGACATTGATGGCAACGTCAATCATCGTGCGCTGGCGCAGCACAACCGCAAACAGCAAAAGTTGATTGATTCAGGACAGATTCCGGACCCCGGTTTCACGAATGCATGAAAGTGCATAAACAACGGTAAGATATATCTATGAACAATCCGTACAAGACTTTCTTTGATCGCATGTCCTCCCCAATGGGTGGTGCGGTTGAAAGTGAAGCCCTGCGACACATGAACGCGGTGGAGAACGCCGCGGAGACTGTGAAGGAGGGCGATAAGTGGCTTATGGCGTCCGATCCTGCGGTCAGTCGCAAGATTGCAAAGTTGATGGACGAGGGTTATCCGCAGGCGCAGGCGATTGCCATTGCGCTCGACATGAAGCGAAAGGGTGAAATTTAAATGCCAGACATCATTACTGCGCAGGGCGCCTACGGAAGCGTTATTCAGTCATCGTCGATTGCGACGACTTATACCGCCGTGACCGTGGCTTCATCGCCTGTCGGAAACACGATCTATCAGGACATCAACAACTGCCCGAACTTCGTGCATGTGCAGCCGTTCAGCAGCGCATCGACGGGTTCGCCGGGATTCCGCATTGTTGGCTGGCGTCGGTATTACAACGCCGACAATAGCGTTGTCTGGAGTCCGACCGTGCTTGCGGATTTTGCTCCGTCTTTCGGTGGAACCATCCCGACGGGCAGCATCAACGGCACGTCGTATAACTTCTTCAGCACGGTGACGCAGGGTTCCGGTACGCCGTCTGCGAATCTGTATAGCCCCGGAACTGGCGAAATTGCCTCTGTTGTCGTGGACGTGATTGGACACGCTGCGGTGACGGTGCAGTTCAAGGCTGCATCCGCGCCCACCATGGGCATTCTCTGGGCCTATCTGTAATGAATCGAGGCAACCGCCCACGACTGTCACGCGTGACTGGATCGACTTACTCCAGTAAGTTGTTCCGTCCTGCTGGCGATGGCTCCACGCTGTCCCTCGACTTCACCACGGGCGTGCTGGATTCGCGATTGACGTTTACGCGCAGCAGCACAACGGCGACCTATATCGACGGCAATAAATTTGTCGCATCGGCATCAACGAACATTCCGCGATTCGATTGCAGTCCATCAACGGGTGCGGTTCGTGGTTTGCTCATTGAGACAAGCGCAACCAACCTGCTCAACTGGAGCGAGACATTTGCCACTTCCGGTGGCGTGCAGAATTGGAATACGCCAGAAAACGCAACGCTTGGAACGCTTACGACAAGTCCGCGAAACGCAACGGATGCATATCCGATCAACGAAACGACAACCAATGGCGTGCATCGCCTGCGGACATATTCGCTTACCGGATTGAGCGGTGCGTATTCCCTGTCTGTTTGGGCAAAATGCGTTGACAGCAATACGCCACGGCGACTGTATATCAATGCGAATACCGCACTTGGAGCGGGTGCGCTGTTTGATCTGACGGCTACGGGGACTAGCGGCAATGCCGTCAATGTCTCTGGAACCGCAGGTAATCGCGCCGGAACGTGGGTTGCATATCCAAATGGATGGTATCGCTGCACGTTGATTGGAACACGCGCAGCCGATGGAACGATCTATTTGCAGATTAATCGGTCTACAAGCACCACCGCTAGCGATGATTCTTTTGCGGGAAGTACGTCGAACGGAATCATCATGTGGGGGGCGCAGTTGGAGTCCGGATCGGCAGCATCGTCCTACATTCCAACGACAGCAAGCACGGGTACGAGAAACCAAGACTTGTGCTACATGAGCGGCACGGGATTCTTGTCGTGGTTTGGATCATCAAGCGCAAGCGCGGGCACCCTGCTTGCCAGTTGGGATGGATTGGCTGCGTCAAGTGGTCGATTCGCAACAATCAACGACAATTCCTATACCAATCAGATTTGGGTTGGGCAAGCGGAATCGGCTATCTACATTGCGAGTGGACCCGGCTTCGTTGTGACGTTTGGTGGTGCAACTACCAATGGCGGAAAGGTCGCTATTGCGTATGACACCAATACAAGCAACACCGTTCGACCGCTCAACGGGAGTGTCGGTGCGGGACAGACCGCAAGTTCGCTTCCGACCAGTCTTTCCCGGTTGGACATTGGTAACAGTCAGGCAGGTACGGCGAATGTTAACTGTTGGCTGAAGTCAATCAAGTTCTGGCCGACACGGCTGCCGAACACAACGCTTCAAAGCATTACCACATGATCGACTATTTTCTTCGCACCGACACGGAAGATGCTATGGATGCTGCGCTTGAAGCGGCAGGCATCTTGTCGGAACAAAACATTGGTGAAGGCGAAGTTGTTCTCTTGCCCGCGTATGGCATGACGCTTGACCGAATTGGACCGATTCCGATTCCCAATGGCGATACTCGCTATCACGCCAATCTTCGCGTCACGGTTGATTTGACCGCAGAGCAGATTGCCGCGCTGCCGCTTGTTGATCCGCTGCCCACCGTCCCCTACCGGGTATTCATCTAATGGATATTGACCTGAAGCCAACCGAAGCGATGGCGCACAACGCTGCGCGCGGACTGGAACTGCGCGAGAAGCATGGGCGTGGCGGCACGGAAGTCGGCGTTGCGCGAGCGCGGGACATCAAGAACCGCAAGAACCTGTCCCCGGACACGGTGCGCCGAATGCATTCTTTCTTTGCTCGTCACGAAGTGGACAAGACTGGAAAGGGATGGAAGGCCGGGTCGGAGGGATACCCGTCCGCCGGACACGTCGCGTGGCTTCTGTGGGGCGGAGACAGCGGCAAGGCATGGGCGGATTCGAAGGTGAATGCGCTGGATCGAAAGGAGAAAACCATGAACGAACGTCCTAGCACGCCATCTCACGAAGTCATTGAAAATGGTGACAAGGCGATTGTTCGTCGCGTGGAACTGTTCATGGCATTTGACCCGTCCATTGATGACGGCGAGAACGATCCGGAACTGAAGCGATTCAACAACGAGCGCCTGAAGAAGATTGTTTCCACCACGCGAGCGCACATGGCGCGTGGTTCGTTCCCGCAGGTAGTCATCCTGCATGAGAAGCAGGGCGATGAGCCGAAGAGCGCCGTAGGACGAATTCCTGCAATCAATTACGAAGAACGCAATGGAATTGGCTACATTGTGGGAGACATGGAAATCAATAAGCCGATTTTCGACAAACTGATTGCGACCAATGCGTTTCCGCGCCGTAGTGCGGAAATCTGGTCCGAGAGCAATCATCTTTCGGAAATTGCGCTGCTTGGGCGCGAAACGCCGCGCCGTCCGCTGCCGGATACGCATTTCGAACGGCAGGGAAAAAAGATCACTTGTTCAAAGTCCAACTTCGATATGGTCGGCGCCGGAGGTGGACTGAATACTTATGTGCCGACCACAACGAAGGAGAACGCCGAAATGGCTACTCACGACGAGATCAGCAAGCACATGGAGGCCGCGAAGCGTTCCTTCGAAGCAATGTGCGAAGCGATCAAGACGAAGTTCGAGTCTCATGACGCCACGACCAAGGGTTATGAGGACTGGAAGGGCAAGTACGAATCCGAGGACGAGGCCGAAGACGCGCACGAAGCCAAGGAACACAAGAAGGACAATCCCTTTGAGGCGGAGTACGAGTCCGAGGAGGCTGACGCCAAGAAGCGCGTCAAGAAGCCCATGTCCGCCGAAGCGAAGCGCAAGATGGCCGAAGATACCGTCCACATTGACGTGGGCAGTCATCAGGGCGCTCCCGACATGGAAGAGGAAGTGCTTGCTTCGCGCAAGTCTGCTTACTCCCTCCGTTCGGAGAACGCTCGTCTGAAGGACCGCATGAGCCGTCTTGAGGCCGAAATCAAGCGCGAGAAGTTCTCCCGCGACCTTGATTCGATGGCGCAGGATGGTTACCGGATCCCCGAGGGCCAGCGGGACAACCTGCTCATGACCCTCATGCATTCGCAGGATCCGGTTGCTCTGATTGAATCGTGGCGCGACCTGTTCGCTCGCGATCCCATCGGGACCAAGATCGACATGAGCCGCGCGGCTCTTCCCAAGTCCATTACGCCGGATGACATCGGCGCTCTGGTCAAGCAGTTCGCTGGCAAGCCCGAAGAGTTTGCCAAGGCGATCAATTCTCGCATCAAGAAGTAAGGAGACATACAAGTGTTTAACTACACCCCCCAGTTGATTTGCGGCTCGACGGATATCAACCCGTACCGCATCGTCAAGATGGACACCACGTCGTGGCAGGGCATTCCCGCCACCGCGAATGGTGATTATGTTGTCGGCGTGTCTGACGGAAGTGTTCGCCTGTTCAACGCAACCGTTCACGCGACCGCCAAGGATCCGATCACGTTCCAGCCTTCTCCGACCGTGCAGATTGAAGCCGGGACGGGCGGTTGGACCGCTGGTGCGGCTCTGAAGCCCAGCACGGGCGGCGTTGCCATCAAGACTACGACTTCTGCCGATCTTGCACTTTATGTTGCTCTGGAAGATGCATCGGCAGGCGACATCGCTTGGGCCTATCGTCTTTCCGCAACCAAGGCAATCCCCTAATTTAACTTAAAGGAGGCCACACAATGGCTGTTTCTTTCATCACGGCTGGTGGCGGACTTGATGCTTATGTCCCGTCCACGAATGCCATCGTTTCTGGCGCACTTCAGGTGGAATTCACCCGCGCCATTAACACGTTTGCTATCACGCAGTACGCGCAGATTGTTCCCGTCAGCCAGATGACTGGCTACTACCTGCGCCTTAATCCGGACGATAACGTCCGCATTAAGTCCAACAACGAGTTCAACTGGCCGCTGGGCGATTCGCGTCCGATGGGTAAGGAGAACGAGCATGCGTTCGTGCAGTTCACGACGCAGCGTTTCGCGTTCCCCTTCTTCATCCCGACCGAAACCCAGAAGCAGGCTGCTTGGGACATTGTTGCGGCGCATGCCCGCAGCAAGGCTCAACTGGCGATGACGGCGCGTACTTCGCGCGCTGCCAGCGTCATCCTAAATTCCAGCAATGAGTTTGCCGATGTTGGCAATTATGCCGCCACGGCGGGCGCAGGCAGCGGCGGTCCCGGTCAGGGTTCGTGGTACTCCGGAACCGAAGGAAACGGATACATTCAGGGAACCATTCAGTTTGTCCTGCGCAAGATTGCGCAGTCCACCGCTGGTGCTGTCCGTCCGGAAGACATCAACATGGTTCTTAATCCCACGACTGCATACAAGATGTCGCAGTCGCCGGAAATCCGGTCTTACGTCAAGAATTACCCGGCGGCTCTGCCGTTCCTTCAGAATTCTGACATCTTCAGCAAGTATGGCCTGCCCCCGTACATCTTCGGCGTGAAGTTGGTTGTCGATGATTCGGTGCTTGTCAGCACGCAGAAGAAGACCGGAACGCGTGCCGAAACCCGCACTTACGCTTGGGGCGACGATCAGGTTGCGTTCCTCTCGCGTCCGGGCGGTCTGGTTGGCGTCGAAGGTTCGACTTCGTTCAGCACGGTTCAGATCATGGCTTTCGAAGACATGACCGTGGAAAACTGGACGGATCCGAACAACCGTCGCATTGAAGGCCGCGTGATTGACAATAGCGTTGCCGCGATTGTCGCTCCGCAGTCTGGCTACTACATCGCCAGCGTCGCGTCCTAATTGGTTTAAAACCACTCGGAACAAGGGGCAGGGACTTCGGTTCCTGCCCCTTGGACCATGAGGAAATCACATGCCTGCCTATGCGACTTATTCGGACTTGGAGGCATCGCTTGACGCAAACGTGATTGCGCAGTTGTGCAGCGATACCGGGACTTCCAATCCAAGCGGATCGTCCATTGCTGTGGCGCTTCTGGGGCGTGCGTCCAGCATTGTGCAGGCCTATGCGCGAGTTGGAAACATTTATACGGACTTGGATTTGAACACGCTGGCCAGTAACAAAGATGGCCTGCTCATCATGATTACAACCGGGCTTGCGGCGGAACTGCTGTTTCAGCGTCGCGCTATGAAGATTCCGCCCGCCGTGGAAGCGCAGTTGACGCAGGTAAAGGCGATGCTGGAAGCCCTGCGTGACGGCAAGATGATTTTCGGGAATCTGTCCAAAGCAGCAAATGCGGGCGTTGGCGAAGTCTCTGCCGTGTCTGCCAACAATCTGTCGTGGTACAACAACATGAGCAGCAGCGCGTTCTTCAAGCCGCGCACAAACGACGTTTACCGCGGGGGATGATGCATGGGAAAGTGGGGAAAGAAAGTAGCGGCAGCACTTCTTGATCCCAGCGTGCAAAACGGCATTGCCGTTCTGGTGGCGCGATATTCGAAGGAACATATTGCGAATAGTGCGGGGCGGGGAGCCACGGGACAAGAAGCGGCGCTAAAGCCGCTGAAGTCCATTCGGGGCGAGTATTGGACTATCAAGAAGCCGAAGGACATGACTTCGGTGAAGCAGACTCGCAAGAAGACTGTCATTGAACTGACCAAGCAGGGGGATACGACGGTTGCCAAGGAAGTTCAGGTGACTGAATATCTGCTTGAAAGCGTGTCGTATCGCGAAGGCGGCAAGCCGCTGTTGGATACGGGACAGATGCTTCGGGACATGGGAGCGAATAGCCATACTCGCGGCAAGGACATTCAGATCACGATTCGTGGTCCGCTGCATGCCATTTTCCATGAATCGGGCTTCAAGACCAAGGGGCCAAACTTCATACCGCTAACTAGAAATGCCAAGCGGAAACATGCCACGGGAAACAATCCGGCGAAGGAAGGTTTGCTGCAGGGCAAGGATTACATCATGGCATGGCGGGGCGTCACGGTCCCCAAGCGTCCATTCATGGTTCCGACGAACAACGAATGGGTAGAAATCGGAAAGTCCATTAGAATGGGCCTAGCGCGAATCTTGAAAGGAAGAACGTAATGGCAATGAGCATCTTTGTTGCTGGTCCCACAAAGGTTCAGATTAATCTGACGGGTACTTGGCTTGATTTGGGCATGACTGACAACGACAGCCTGCCGCAGATGACCTTTACCGACAACGTGCATGAAATCAAGACATCGGCATCGGGTGATGTTCCGGAAGAACTTGTCCTGCGAAATACGCAGGCGGTGGTGAGTTGCACGCTCGTCAAATGGGATGCGACGTACTACCTGAACATGCTGCAGCAGCAGCGATCCGGCTCTACCGATGGGTATAAGACTACGGTGGGACGCCTGCTGGTGTCTGGCGGCGGAACCTTTGGTCTGAAACTGCTGCCGACCATTTCGAATCGACCGACCTATACGTTTGGTACGGCATTCCTGATTGGCGATGCCGTGGCGCATTCGAATTTCGGAAACGTCGAGCAGCGTCTTGGCCTGACGTTCCGTTGCATCCCCACGCCCAGCACCAATCTTCTTATGGCTACGGGAACTTCCTAATGATTGACCTGAACGAAGATAATGATCCCCTGCTCTTCCGCGTGCAGATTCCCTCTGGCGCGCTGATCGTTCAATGGACTGAAGTGTGTGCCGCCGCGCAGCCGACTTCGGATGCGGCGCCAAACATGCAGTCTCTTGCCGCGGCGGTTCGCAAGGTGTCGCGTACGCCCGATGTTGCTGCGCAGGCCACGGACGAAGTTCTTGTCGCCGTCTGCGAGCGCATTGCACGGGCGATCAAGACTTCGGGAAACTGACACGGGAGGCCGCGCTGTTCCTCGCGGTTTACGGGCGTCCTCCCAGCGACTTTGACAAGGAAACTGCGATGGGTCTTGCTCAAAACATCCCCATGATTGAAGCAAGACTGAGCCTTGCATTGGCCCGAGGTATTGCCATTGCGTTTGGTTCAGGAGAGGCCGCACAGCAGGCGGTGCTGGCTGCGACTGGAAACGCCGAACTGGCGTGGAAGGTTCGCATGCAGGCTGAACATCAGAAGGCGGTGATGCAATGAGTACCAATTCCGCGGTTTGGAATGAATTGCTTGCCGAAATTCAGGCGTGGATGATCGATAACGGTTTCGGAAATTCTGTGTATCTGTCCGAAGCGCCGGGAGAAGAAACGATCAGCCAATATGCCGTGCAGGTGATTCCGGGCGGTGATACTGCCTTGCATTGGCGTAGCGGCGTTGCGCTTCAAGAAGCAAAGATTGACATCGTGGTTTGGTGGCGCAATCTTCTTGATCCAACCAATCGTGCGACCTATCGAATTGCCGGAACTGCGGGCATCGAGTCATTCATTGATGGTCTTCGAATCCTTTTAAATCAAAATGATTTGAACGGCCAGTTGACCATTCCATTGACGTGGCGTTCTGGTGGTCAGGTCGAGCAGGTAACGGACTTGGTGGGATGGATGCGCGGCACGGAAACATTTGTGTGCGCCTTTGAGAATATGGGAGCGTAACCATGCAAGACCTTGGGCGCATCATTATTGACATCAATGAGAATGGCGGAGGCGGGAAGGCTGAAGGCGTCAGCGGCGTTGGCGACATGGCAAAGACGGCGGAATCCGCCGCGAGCGAAGCAGCAGCGGGAACCGAATTTGAGGCGCTAGAAGCCGCGGTGAGCGCGACCGGGGCGGCATTCGTGGCGATTGGTGCTGCAATTGAAATCGGCGTTGCCGCAATTAAAGGCATGGCCAAGGCCATTGCGTTTATGCATAATCAGATTATGGACTTTGCCGCCAGCATCAAGGACTTTAGCCCAGCCGTTGCGGTGGCGGACATGGAGAATGAAATCAAGATGATGGCCACCAAGTTCCGCATGGGGGCTGCGGTTGGTGGCGCCGTCGGTGGATACATTCAGGAAGTCGGCGGACTGGAACGAAGCCTTACCGAACTAAAGGGCTATGCATCGGGTCTGCTGTCGATCATTCTGAAGCCGATGCTCAAGGCTATCAATGCCGGATTGGACTTCTTGAAGCAATATCTTCCGGCAATCTTGGAAGGTATTGCCAAGATTATGGAAGTGATTGCCATGGTCTTCAATCAGATTGGTGGCTATCTGGTTGGTCAAGGCGGATTGTTCGCGGCGGCGGGTGTGGTGTTCAATGTGATTGCAGCAAACGTCTATCAAATGTCGCGAGACGTTCGCGCCATCAAGACCAATACATCGCCCGATCCGGACTTCTCTCAGATTAATCAGGGCTTCTTGAATGACCTTCGCTTGATGGGAGCAAAGATTCCATGAGCATTGCAACCGGAAATGCATACGTCACAATCACTTATGCGGGAACTGATTACTATCTTCAGTTCGCCAATGTGACTTCATATGACATGAAGCCCGTATATGCCGAAGATGGCTATACGACCATTCGATACGACCGCATCATTTCCGGAACAGCAGTAGTTTCAGATGGCTATCAGACATTTCTCGGATTGCAGTTGCTTCTTGCCAACGCATCGGGAAAAGTTGACAGCGTTTATGTGAAACTCAATCAAGGCACGACGGAAATCCTTGTGGGAGCAGAAGCCCCGGACGCGCTGAATGGTCCGTTGGTCGCACTTAGTGTCACGGAATTGAATGGCCGTCGAACAGCGGTTGTCACATTCAGCATTCAAATATCGACAACGAGCGGTCTTGCATCTTCGTCGACTGATTCCAATCCGATTGTTGCGCACCGCTGGGTATCGTCGTTTGCACTCGATGAATCAGGTGTTATCACGCGTACCGTGACTGGAACACTCATTCTGTCGCTCGACAAATATCGCGGCGGAACAAGTCAAACCCCGGCAACCGGATCGAATGTTGGGGCTGCAAATGGCAAGGCGCCATGGGCAGACCTGTTCCGAAAGGCTGTCAGTCCGTTGTTTTCCAGCGATACTCCGACTGCAGCAAATGTATGGCGTCGTGCTTCGCAGACGTATGCATACAACGAATCAGGAAATTCGCTTATCTATACCATCGTTGATAAGCAGGCCAAAATCAATCTTCCGGATGCGGCCATTACCGGAACTGCGGAATTTAGTTATGAGCGGTCGCTTTCAAATTGGTCATGGGCAACCTTCCGATTCAACTGCGAACTGACGGGAACCATGACCACGACCACGCGTTCTTTGGTGGACGCGGCGGTTGCTCTTGCGACAAGTCGAATTGATTTCAAGAAGTCGCGATTTGACCGATTGAGCGTGACTGAATCGGAAATGCTCGACAAGCCGAAGATTCGGTTTGAACTATCGGTCCTGTATCCGGCTGCTTCGGGGGATGGTGGCGTCGGAACGGCCAGCGCGGTGGTTCTTGCGGGACAACTTGGCAAGCATTTCTCCGTTCTTCGTAACTGCCCGTGGCAGGTTCCGGCGTATGGTGATGGCGTCAACGGCGGCGTTGCGGGAATTCCTCATTGGTACGACAACACAATGTCGGCCAAGACAACGAATTCCGTGCTTCCGACTCCGGTGGCCGATGTCATTGCCACGCTGAGCGAAGCGTGCGAGCCGGGAACTCCAACAATCATCATGGCTGGATCGGATCCGTCGTTTGATGCAGCGAACGCGGAAATGCAAGCGGGTCCGTATTCAGGACTATCGCAAACCACGTTTGAAGCAGGCGGCTGGCCCGCCACGGTTGAGCGAGCATCGACGGTAACAAGCGTCTCAACAGATACGCGCATGCATCGACTGCAGACGCTTTACACGCAGGGAAGCGATTTCGTGTTCCAAGCGGGCAAGGCGGATGTTGTGGTAGAGGAAGTCAGCACGGTTAAGCGTGTCAATGATCCGCCCAATCGTGTGTTCCGTCCTGTTCCCTCTGGGTTTATCGTCATTAAGGACGATTGGAAAGTCAACTTTGGCGATGTTGATCCGGCAGGACATCGCACCTATATTGGGGTGTACACACGAACCCTTCGATCCGTGGATACGGGCGGCGCAACCACGTCCGGCGGATATTCCACGGTTTCCGGAAGACGGCAATGGTGGCCAAGTTCGCAGAAGGTAACTGCACCGCTTGTTCTCGGTTATGAACCGGGCTCTGATGGACAAAATCAATCTGTGTCCGTCTTTGGAACTACTCCGCAGTCTTATCTGCTTGGATCGCCGCAGGCATACGCATGACCCTTCAGGCTTACATTACCGTTGGAACTACTGATATTCCCGTGTTGTTTCCCTCGGATCGAATGAGGGAGACTGCGCGGCAGATTGGAATTGATGAAGCCGATTTGTTTCGAATTGATAATCCCGCCGGATTGTCAAGGCATTTTCGCGCATCGCTCATGATCGCCAGTACGCAGTTGGCGACGCTTTATGCGGATTCGGTATATGTGTCGTTGACTCTTGATGATGGTAGTGGTTTTCCGGTGGTGTATTCGCGATTGACCGCACGCCCACCGCAGCCATTGTTCTATGGCCAACAAGGCGGAACTGTGCTTGTCGAATTGGTTGATGACAGATGGGCATGGAAATTTAGTACAGCAGCGACGGGAAACGCGCTGTATTCGGCATGGTCATCCGATGGCCGATGGGAAGTAAACGACCTGCCGGATATTGGCACATTGACGGCCGCGATTAGCACGGCAGCATCATCGTTTGCTTTGCAAATGCCGTTTGGGTATACGACTCCGCCGCTTGATCCGATTACTCGCCTGTCCGATTTTGTTGGATCACCCAATATCAGTCTTGCGTTGCTGCTTGATGCCATCGCCGTAGCAAGTTCGCAAGTCATTATTCATGCGGCAAGTCCGGCTGATCCGACGCAAAATCCGTTGATTTATGTCAATAGAGATAGTTTATTCAGTTATTACGACGATTACATGCGTCTGTATAAACGCGCAATTCGTGGGGGATGTGAACCGACTGCGGGCGTTGCTGGTGGAAATGACGCGCTTGTAAATCTGTGGAACACATATGGATATCAGCGCAGATGTCCGGGTGGAACCTACGTCATTTATCCCTCCCGTTATGTAGAAGGAATGACAGTTTACGACAATTGCGCCTTGTCAAACACAATTCCTTCGCAGCGAAATTTTGCTACAAATTCCCTGTCATTCAACTATCAAGTGCCAGTTTGGAATCGCATTGGTGTTGGTCCGGGTGTGGCGTGTTTGACGGAATCGGCAGTTGTTACCAATTCTTCTTCCGGGGTTCTTAAAACGCCACCGGGATGGGATCCTGCGGCTTTGACAGCCGCAGTTGCACAGCAATATGCGGGACGATATAGAAATGTTCCGTTTGGTCGAACGGTTTGGGCAGGATGGTTGAATGCCTATGCCGAAGGACTGTGCATTGGACAAATTGGTTGTGTGTCATATCGACTTGCGATTATTGATGGCGAATTGTCGCCATACACAATTTCCATTGCAGACGAAAACGACTGGATTTTTGGAGCGCCGGGATACGCCGAGACGGATCCGGCAAAGGTAATTACGGCCAAGGGGAAGGCGCAGGCTTATCGCAACTGCGTTGGTTCAACCATCATTGATGCACCGCCTCCCAATACTCGTGTCTTCCCGGCGCGCATTACCAGCGCCGAACAATATGCAACATGGAAATGGCGTTACGGATTCGTCGAAGTTGAGCCGGAACAATCAATTCCCGGCCATCTGGGCAAACAAGCCGTTGATATTGGTTCATATGCTCGTACTGGAGACGTTGCCATTAACATGTCAGAAAATGGCAACATCTTTGTATCCAATGGAAATATTGGAAATGTCATTGCGCCCGGAGTGAATCAATCCGATTACGGCAACGGTCAAGTTGTGTATGCCAAACCAATTTCTGCGGGAACGATTGTCATGATGTGTGAGCATTTCCCTACGGTATCAGTTGCCAATCAATTGGCAACAGCAACATTTAAACCGCAATATTGGTTCTCGATGGCCAATGCCGTACTTGTGACGTGCGGCGCGTAAACTACGGAGGAAGCCATGGATACCGTCTGGAACATCATCTTTCAGCAGGGCGCCGAATTTCAAGCAACCGTGTCGGTTGATAATTGGCCGAGCAATTATCCAGCCCTATCTACGGCTACGGATTGGCGCCTTCGCGTCGCTCAACCCGGTGGAACGGCATTTCTGACGGCAACGACCGCAAATTACATTACCCTGAATGGCGCAAAAACTTCTGCGACCATTATTGTTCCACAGCAGATTACTTCCGGGTTTCCTGCGGGACTTGGTTATTACGACCTAGACATCATCTTTCCGGGATCGCCTAATAATGTCATCAAGCGACTTATTTCGCTTGGACAGGTGCAGACCAACATTTATGCGGGGTCAACGTAATGGCCGATCAGGTTTCCATTTCGATTGTCAATAACGGCGCGACAATCAATGCGGGCGCTGTCACGTCGGTTACGGCAGGCACAGGACTGACGGGCGGAACGATTACGTCATCGGGAACGATTTCGGCGAATTTTGGAGTCGCGTCCGGGACAATTTGCCAAGGCAATGATTCCAGACTGTCGGATTCGCGCACGCCTACTGTGCATGCAACAAGTCATCAATCTGGTGGCAGCGATCCAATTACGATTGCGGAAAGTCAAGTTACCAATCTAACGACAGACCTTGCGGCGCGGGCGCTTACCACGACATCCATCAACACGGGAACTGGATTGTCTGGCGGCGGTACGCTTGCTGCGGACAGAACGCTTTCGGTCATCTTTGGAACGAGCGGCTCTTCTGCATGCGCCGGAAACGATTCGCGTCTTTCCGACGCGCGCACGCCGACTACGCACGGATCCACGCATTCATATGGCGGGTCAGACGCCATTCCCGATAACGGTCTAGCACAATCGCAAGTGTCCGGTCTTACAACGGCTCTTGCTGGGAAGGTTCCTACAACCCGAAGCGTCATTGCGGGCACGGCACTTACGGGCGGCGGATCGCTTGGAAGCGATGTGACGCTCAATGTATCTTTTGGAACGACATCGACCACGGCATGTGCGGGAAATGATTATCGGCTTAGCAATACGCGTCAACCGCAAGCGCATGCGCCAAGTCATGCCGCGGACGGATCGGATCCGATTACGATTGACGTTGAGCAAGTCAACGATTTGAATGCGTATCTGAATTCCAAAGTTGACGTTTCTCGCGCGGTCAATAGCGGAACGGGTCTTTCTGGCGGTGGTACGTTGAATGTTGATAGAACTCTTTCTGTCAACTACGGAACGACATCGACAACGGCTTGTGTGGGCAACGATTCCCGTTTGAGTGACGCGCGGACTCCGACCTCGCATGCGTCTACGCATGCTGCGGCTGGTAGCGATCCTCTGACGCTTTCGCAAAGTCAGGTCACGAATCTGACCAGCGATTTGTCTGCGCGCGCATTGACGGCAACATCCATCACCGCTGGAACTGGCTTGACTGGTGGCGGAACGCTTGCGGCCAATCGAACGCTTGCTGTCTCGTTCGGAACAAGCAGTTCAACGGTTTGTGTTGGAAATGATTCACGCCTATCTGATTCTCGTACGCCTACGGGTACGGCGTCTGGCGATTTGAGCGGTACATATCCAAGCCCGACCGTTAACAAGATTCAGGGCGTTGGATTGTCCGTTAGTTCTCCCAGCGATGGCGACATTCTTCGGTATGTTGCCAGCACGGGTCTTTGGACATCAGGCGGATCCGAAGACGTGCAATTGTTCACGTCTTCTGGCACATGGACCAAGCCTCTTGGCTGCAAGTCAATCAACATTATTTGCATCGGTGGCGGCGGCGGGGCAGGCAGCGGACATGCGGATAATTCCGGAACCCGTGGCGGCGGCGGCGCTGGCGCGGGTGGCGCAATTACGGAACTTACATATCGCGCAAGTGCAATTCCGGCAACGCTGACTGTTACTGTTGGTGCTGGCGGTACGGGTGGTGCGGGCGTTTCGTCAGGAACAAATGGAAACAACGGAACGGCGGGCGGAGCATCGTATGTCGCATTGAGCGGCGTGCAGTACGCCTATGCCAACGGCGGAAATTATGGCGCTGGCGGAACGGGTTCTGGTGGCACAGGCGGAGCGGCGCAGACTAATGGATCAGGAATGTGGCTTGGGGAAGCGGGTGGTTCTGGTGGTGGCGCCGCCGCTGGTACAGCGGGAGACATTTCGCATGGCGGTCCCGGCGGTGGCGGCGGTGGGGGAATCAGTACCAGCGGAACTGTTTATAACGGTGGCAATGGTGGCACGCGACTGTATATCGGAACTGGCGGTAGTGGTACTTCTGGCAGCGCCGGGTCTAATGTGGGTTTCTACGGTTCGGGCGGTGGCGGCTCGCCGTCGGCTATTGGAACAAGCGCGGCAGGTGGCGCTGGTGGCTATGGCGCGGGTGGTGGCGGTTCGGGCGCAGGTGTGATTGCAACGGGCGCAGGCGGTGCTGGCGGCGGCGGGATTGTGTGCATCATTTCTTCGTGGTGAGTCATGACTACAGAAACAGCACAGGCAATCGACCGATGGCATAAGACCATGCAGACAAGCGTTGCCTTTATTGCGCTGATTGGGGCGTTTATTTATGCGGGGCAACGCAGCGAGCGCGATGAGCAGCAGACACGGGCGTTGGATCGAATGGCATCGGAAATGCAGAAGATGCAAGAACAGGCCGGGGAGGGCAACGCCCAAATCCGCGTGTTGAATGTGCGAATGGGTGTGCTGGAGGAACGCGTATCGCGGATCGAACGAAAATGAGCCGCGTATGGTTATTGGCAACAATAACGATGCTGTTGGTTATATGCGGTTGTAGTGCAACGCAACATATCGCAACCGGAGCAAATGAAATTCGCGCCGAAGCGCGACAACTTATCAATCATGGAAACGCCACGAACGATCCGGAAGTGGTTTCGCGTGCCGAACATATCGACACGTTGGCAGCGGGGATTCATGCGGACCTCGCGGGTACGACGGACAAAATCCCGGCGTGGGTATCCATGCTTACATGGATTGCCATCGCGGTGGTGGGAATAGCGATGTTGCTGATTGGGTGGCAATCTGGAATCTTCAGCGGATTACGATTGCTTATTGGCTGGTTGCCACGGAAAAAAGTATCTCAAGCGGAACTGGCCGTTGATATGCTAGACCCAAATCGCCCCGAAGGGGAGCGAGAGTATGTAGCAGCAATGCGGGCGCAGGATCCCGAATTCGATGCGGCATTCCGTGCCGCCCAAGAACGCAGAAAGGCTAAGACATGATCCTTGCAGACTTCTCGTCTTTTCTCGGTTCGGTGTGGTTCGCTTTGATGCTTTGCGCCGTTGGTGTTGGCGTGGGCGTGTATCTCTGTAAGAGCGGGCGGATTAAGTGATGAAGTTCTTTGTCATCTTGATTTCCGCATTGGTCATGGTGGCGTGAGCGGGGAGACGGCGGCATCTTGTTGCTGCACCAAGCCTTCATTGTGGTATAGGGCTTTGCTGTGCGCGTCTTCATGCGTAGACAAAACAAACTGTCCGCAACCATGCGCGCCTGAAATTGGATTTTGCGACACATACCGTGCAGCAATGGGAATGCCGTACCCCATGCTGGTGGATCAATGCTATTTCGTGTCCTATCAGGGATGCATCTATCAGGTGTATGCCCCGGTCAATGTGCCGACTTGCCCGCCAAGCACATACATCTATCCTAAAAATGTCGGTCAGTATGTCGGGACATTTCAAACCCCGGAAGACGGATGCTGCACGGTTGATGCTTTCTATAAGGTAAACGAGCCGTGGAATGGTTGGTTTGCCTGCGGCAGCACGTTTACCGTCAATATCAACTGGCCAACGGTCTACTACGACAACAAGTTGCTGAACTGCGCCGGGGATTTGGATTGCGGCAAGCCTGCAGATTGTGTGACTGTGTTTCCGTGCGGCACGCGTCGACCCCTGCTTTACAGCGCAGCGGTTGGTAGTGTTGGATCACAGACATTCCATGGCGTCGTGCAGATGAATTACGGACCGCAAGCAGTCATGCTCAATTCGCAGTTGTGCAACAGCACGCCCGCGGCGGCGTGCAACTGCAATACAGGGACGGTCTATGTTGGCTCTTCTCCAAGTGCAACTAATTATGGGAGTAATTGCAATACGCAATATCCCAATCAAGTTTGCTGCATTGATGGTCAAGGCAGACCAAACAAAGTATCAACCTGCGGCGTAACCATGTCATGGGGGCGTGATTACTCGCGTAACTTTGTTACATCACTAACCCTGACGCGGTCTTGCCCAGCAACATCCAATTATTGGGCAAACATCGTTAGCAATCAAGTCATCATTGATGGATGCGTTTTTGAAGTCAACGCACGCGCTAGCACGCTAGCAAGTCAAATCAATTTGATTTTGAAAGACCTAGTGACTGCTTCCGGCAATTCTGCTTGGATTGGAACAGCATGTCCGAAATACTCCAATGCATGCAACAACTGCCTGCCCGATCAGCCGTATGAATGGCAACTGGCATCATCCACTCCTACGTCGGTAGTGTTTGAGGCTCGGCCAATTCTGTCTGCATATGTGACAATTAGTTTCGGATCGCAACCGGGATGCGCATATTCGTGCGATTATGGAACCATTTCGCCTTTGGTGTGCAACAGCACCGAACCAAATAATCACCTTATTGGCGCATCATGGCAATCTGCAAATGGTCTATTTGCTGAATATGGCGTTCCGGTAACCATGTCCATGTTTGCTCTGACGCTGCAAAGCGAATCACGATCAACGGGCAATAATTGCTACCCAATTAGTCAACAAAACGGCCAGAATGCGATTCTTGGATGACGCAAGAAATCAAGACAAGTGAAGGCGTATTCCCGGTCCCGCAATGCTCGTCATGGCAGTTGAAGGACGGAAGGCCATCATGCGGACTGGGATTAACAATCGAAGGCGATAGTTGCGCTCGCTGCAACCAACGAACCGAAGGCGAACCCAATACGGGATTGCCTCAAATGCCGACGCTGCCGTCAATGCAAGTGCGTCCCTACTCAACTTCGTCCAGTCAGTTTCGCGGCGTTGGCGATGTCATTGCAGCCGCGACAAAGGCCGTTGGCATCAAGCCATGCTCTGCATGCGAGAAGAGACGCGAAGCACTCAATCGACTCATGCCGTTTGGAAATGAAAACCCCCCGTCCGACAGCCAACTTCCTGCGGCCATGGACGGGGGGGAGAAGAAACCAGCAGACAATACTACTTGATGCGCAGGCTTGTTCCGCGTTCACGGAGCGAGCATCCCGGAATGGTAGCGCCGTTCTCCAAAGCAATGCGAATTGCTTCGCGGTTTGGTTCCGTAATAATCTTGCGGAACGGGGGATCCCAAGCATTCATATGCGACGCATCAACATCGAGTGGTTGAGCGCCGCCATTGTTAGAAACAGACAGACGGAAACGATTTGTTTCAATCTTCAGTTTCCCGCTGGCTTCCATAGCCGCCTTCAGGCGCTCCTTTAGGCGATCCGCAAGGGCTGCGTCTGCCGTTGCAAGGGCGCGAATTCGGTCTGCTTCTTCTTTTCGCGCCTTGGCTCGCAGTTCAAGTTCGCGAATAAAGCCTGCGTAATTCTCTGCCTTGGATTCAAGGGCCGCGTCAAGGCCAGCCAAATGCTCGT